CCTGATACGCCTCGGCAAACTGATCGGTTGTTTCGATGATTTCTTTGTAGTATTCGCCAAGTGCTTGATGCTTGGCATAGCTACCCGGCCCTTCTGCGGCAAGGTGCATGAGATGGGCGTTCGTCCCGCTGTGCAGGAGGACTAAGACGAAATCAGCGACATCTTTATCCATAACTCACCCAAAAAAATCGAGGCAGAATAGCGCCTGTGACACCAACCTCGATAGACCGCCCGAAGGAGGGGAGGCGGTACAGGCTACACACTAGCAGAAAACTTTAAATCTGTCTCAGCCATTCTAGCAGCTTGGTTCTGCATGACTAGCACTAGATTTTCTACTCCGGCTTCATCTCTTACTACAGACCAACAGCCAGTCCACTTCTCTGCCCATTCTTCCTGTAGTAAGTTTTGTTTCCCTTTAGGTTGCTTGACCTCGACCAACCAAGTGACACCTTGCTTTGCCACTAACAGATCAGGCACACCTTTGCCCATTGCAGCTAGGGATAACACCGAACAGCCTCGCGACCGGAAATGCTCAACGATTAGGGCATGGTTACTATCGACTTTCGCTGCTCTACGCATTCAACAAATCTTTCGTCTGTTGTAACAATTCTTGTTCTGTCCCGTAACGCTTCTCAAACTCACGCCGCCACGGATGCCTACTGACGTACTCAGGATTATTGCGTCCACTTCTGTGATGGGTCGGACACAGGCATATCACAAACATTTCACCCGCCCGTTTGCTGCCACTCAGGACGTGATGGATATCGCCGTCGGAATGTTCCCCGTGAAACAATTTGCAAACAATACAGCCCAAGTCTCGCACCTTGTAGTGCCACGCCTTTTCTGTTTCAGTCATGCAAATTTTCTTTTCAATAGCCATGCCCAAATCGCTGCGCCGCTTACTTTGGCTGCAAACTGCAACATCACAATTTGCGGCATCAAAATACCAAACGCCAAAGTTGGGAACACTATCGAATCAACTCCAGCACCTGCAACATTGCTCACCATACTGCGTCGCATCCAAGAACCAACAACATTTCTAAACGTCCACCAATCCACCAATGCGGCTAGTATGAATGAAACACTTGATGCAATCGCAATGCTTGCTGATGCAGGATTTAATGCGTAACTGATAACGCCTGTCAGCGCAATTAACGATGCCATTTGCCATGTATTGATTTTCATGTGCAAATAATCGCGCAATGTCAAATCTAACCCAATCAAAAAAAACGAATTGATTGGGCTTACCCAAGGGCCAAGCATTGCGATTGATAAATTTGCTCCCACCATTGCGGCGGCATACAGAAAAATTGCAGGGATCATTCAAACATCCTTTCCTGTTGCGGGACAATTTCCCATTGTGGTTTGCATTGGATTACATCCCAAACATTTGCCATCTCTAAAGCATTGTTTTTGATGTGATGGTTTCTTGCAATGTCTGTGCTATCAACTGAAGCAAATGGATAGCCAAATCTAGCGGCTGCCAACCCTCGCAACATATGCAACCAAACTGGCACTACTCCATCTTTACAAATAGCATTCATGGCTTGCGTCATGCGTTCATGCCAAATCGGACTACCAACAACTTGATATTGGGCGCTTGAGCCAATGCAAACACGATCATAGTTCGCACAGAGTCGCTCAAATCTTTCAATAGATTCATGCAAATGCCAAACTGGAACTCCCCGTTTATGCGGCCAATCCTTTAACAAAGCATCATTCTCGGCTTCGCCGCCCTCTATATCGTCGGGAATAACTGCCCAAGTTGTAGGATACGCAAGCCATGCTCCTGCCCATTTATAGTATTTTTCCCAATCAGGTTTAATGCCACGCTTCCAAACAGAGAATGCTCCATTGTCAAGCATGACACTTTGCCCATGTTCATGCGCCCATGTCACATCGTTTGGCGAAGCGAACGATACACAAAAGCATCGCCCCGACAAAGTTTGCAAAACAGACCTAGGCGTTATTGGCGTGCCGTGATAATGAATTGTCATTTATTTTTTCCCACACTTTCGGATCAGGTTGGAGTAATTGGACTAGCATTTTTTTCCTCAAATTGGTGGGGTACTCGCTGCACTGAGCCGCCGCGTAGTCGCAACGCTAACTTCTTCAGCATCCGCTTTCCCCCGTATTAGACTCACCACCATCCGATCAACTTACCTACGCCATGCATCCACATTCCACAAATGCAAAAAAACATAAAAAGTCCAAGTCTCATTCGCAGCTATCCTCGCGTGTCATGGTGCAAACCCAGACATCATCGCCGTGCCGATAGATGATAGTGCCGGTGCTTGTGCCGTAGCCAGTGGACGGCCAGCGCTTATGATAGTGAGCAATGAGTTCCTCAAGCTGCTCCAGCGTCAGCGCTTCGATTGTGTGTCTAACCTGCATTGTCAGCCTCCTTCATCGCAGCACCGAGGGCAGCAAGGCGGTGGCTGTAGGCAGCGCTTTGCATTGTCCTCTGCACCACCGGCATGGCCTTGAGCGTTTGCTCATTGGCCTCGCGCAACTCGCGCAGCTTGGTCATGCGATCCCGGTGCGGCGCTTTGCCAGCACGGGCAGTCCTCTCGGCCAGGTCTTCGTATGCCTTGATCCAGTCCAGCGACTCATCGAATTCATTGAGCGGCTCTTCCTTGCCGGGAACCATCAAACGATACATGCGCGGCGCTGCTTTCGGCAGTTCCTGTACTGTCTCCACCTGGACCACCTCAATGCCAGCCGCCTCAAACTCGGCCTTCAATTGCTCCGCAGTCTGCGCCACCTCTACCGGCTCGACTACCTGCTCCAGCATCTCGGCCGTGATTGTCTCAGCCGGAATGTTGTAGATCAATTCTGCTGACGCTACCGGCGGCGCAATGGCATCCAGCGGGTTGGTTTTGACCGGCGAGACATCACGCTCTGACGGGTAGTCATGCGCTTCCTCGGCGGTGATCAGCCCCTTGAGTACATCAGGGAAGGCATCGCGCAGCGCGAAGCCCCTGGCGCGCATCTGGAGCATGCGCTTGGGGTACGCCTGCCACGGGCCTTGCTTGCCCCAGAGGCCAGCGCGCTTGGCATCCTCGACACTGAACCTGGCGGTGACCGGCTGGCGGTTCTTGCGATGGCAGGTGCAGACGGCCACCGGGTTGGCAGTGCCTTCGCCCTCGATTGTTTCCTCGACACCCTCGCAAACCGGACTGGCTTGGACCAGCGCCAGCGCTGCGTCACCGTAGACGCTGGGCTTGCCGTTGATCACGGCGATGTTCTGGAGTGCCTGCATGGGAGCGAGGCCGAGTTCCATGCCCCACTGTATGCAGACCAGGATGTCCTGGCTCTTGCCCTGGTACTGCTTTGGAACCAGGCTAGATGATGCCAACTCCTCGGCAAACTGTCGGCACTCAGTGAATGTCTGGGGCGCGAACCCCTGGCGGGTAGTGATGTTGCTCATTTGCGTTCCTTGATTGAGAGATTAGATTGACGAATGGTGTACGCTTCCTTGGCCGGGGTGACCTTGGCTGGCTTCGCAGCGTAGCTACGCATGGGCCAGGACACTCGATAGTTTCCGATCACGCCAGTGGTGGCCGTCCCCATCAGCACCTTGAGATCGGCCTCGGCCTTGCTGCGGTCAGTCTCTGCCTGCAAAGCCACGGCCTGTGCTGCCTTGATTTTTTCTACAAGTTCCTCGGCTGTTGGCGGCAGCACCACCTCGATGTCCTCGGCCTCGGGGTACATCCTGTCCGCGTCCTTGCTGCTCGACGGCGGGTAGAAATCGATCTCGCCGGTGGCCTTCCAATTATCGAGCCGCCGCTGGAAATCCCTGACCGCTTCCACTATCCTGGTTACCGTTCCGACATGCGGTGCGAACAGGAAGATGCGTAATTCAGTGCCGCCAAACAACACACAGACCGCACCCCACTGCGCTTGCAGAATGTCCATCTGGCCTTGCAGTTGAATCGGGCCACGGTACAGCGCTGGCGTATCCTCCGGCCTGACGCTGGTCAGCTTGGCTTCGATCACGCCAACGCCATGCAAGTTGATGCTGTCCTGGCCCACTACATAGATGCCTTTGTCGGGATCGGTGCGGATGACCTGAC